GTAACTTATCTGCCAGCGGTAACGTAACTATAACTGGCAATCTTAATGTATTTGGTACCATGACAAATACAGTGACCATACCAGCCAGCATCAATCAACTGTATGTGGCCAAAAATGGCAGTGATACAAATAACGGATCTATCAATCAACCGTTCTTAACCATCAAAGCGGCATTGGCTGCGTCAACTAGTGGAACATCAGTACACGTGGCACCAGGTACATATACAGAAGCCAACCCAGTTACTATACCATCTGGCGTAGCGTTGATGGGAGATAATCTCCGCAGTGTCACAGTTTTGCCGCAGACAACCACAGCAGATTTATTCTACATGACCAATGGTAGTTATGTTTGGGGTATCACGATCAAGAATTATCTAGCCAATGGATTTAGCTATAGCTCAGCAACCAGTAGCCAAAACGTTTATGTCAGTCCATACATACAGAACATAACATCAAGTACCACAACAGGTACAGCAGTCATGGTTGATGGTAACTTCAGCAGTAGTATCAGTACCAAAGCGATGATCGTTGGATTCTTTACCATCATCAACCAAGGTGGGGTTGGAGTACATTTAACTAATTCAGCTTATGCACAGTTGGTTAATATCTACACTATCGCGGCCAATGTTGGTATATGGGCAGAGTCTGGAAGTTTCTGTACATTAAATGGTTCAGACAACAGCATAGGTAATATAGCCCTGCGTGCAGATGGATATGGTCCATTGAAGACTAGTGGTAATACTGCTGGATACAGTACCTTTGGTACATTTAACATCACTAACATGACCACTGGTCCACATGTTAATGAAGTGATGGTTATCAATGGAGATGCGAATTTCTATAATATTGATACCATCACACAGGCCAATGCTAACACATATACAGTCACGATACAACAAACATATACAGCTAATCTGGTACCGGGCACAGGTATAGCATTTTATAATCGCAGTGAAATCGTGGCCAGCGCACATACGTTTGAATATGTTGGTGCAGGTATTAATCCAGCTAATGCATTACCACAGTATGGCGGATATCCGAATGCGGCTCTGAATGTGGTCACGACCAATGGTGGGTCAGTGACATATACAGCCACAGATGAAAAAGGACAGTTTTGGATAGGATCAAACTTAGTCATCAATCAAGTGACAGGTACGATCAGTGGTAAAGCATTTGAAAGAAGTTTATTTGCATTGATGACACCATACATTTTAGCATTGGAAATATAATAAAATAAGTAATTAATAAGGAAAGAATATGGGCGCAGCAATTAATAATTTTAGTACAGTGACAGCTAACTTAACAGCCAGCTTGTCTACGGTATATAGTACCCCAGCTGGATATTCATCGGTGATCTTGTTGTGCCAGATCAGCAATGTCAGTTCAGGTGCATTAACAGCCAGTGGATACCATTTGAGATCGGGGGTGCCAACTGCCATGTTACAAAATTATCCGATACCGGTAAATGACGCTGTCAGTATGCTGACTGGTAGATTGATCATGACCTACGGTGATAGTTTACAATTTGGTTCTAATGTTGCAACCGGCGCACAATTACTATTAAGTATCTTAGAGACAAGCACAGCATAATATGGCAATAGTCACCACACATTTAGTCAGCGGTCGTGTACCAGTAGTTGCTCCAACTAGTGTTACAGCTGATCGATATACATATCTTGGACTGAATCAAGCTGAGCCCAATCTTGGCTATAGTGGTACTGGTAACGTTTTAACTACTAACCCTAATGGTGGTAGAATCTGGAGCAGTAATTTATCTTTAAACACTGTCGCACTTTCAGGCAATTTAGTCATATCTAATACTTTTGCCAGCACTTCAACTACTACAGGTGTGTTGGTAGTCACTGGTGGTGTAGGCATTGGCGGAACTGCTTGGATACAAACAGTCAACACTAATTTATTACAAGCAGTGACAGTTGGTAACACAGCTTCATTCCACACAGGGTCTACCGCGGCATTTGGTAACATCTCTGCACCAGTTATAGGAAATACAGCGGCATTTATCACAGGATCAACTGCGGCATTTGGTAATATCAATGCTGTCACAGTGGGTAATGTTGGAGCAACGGTCAATGGTAGCCTATTACAAGTGGGCAATATCTTAGTCAATGTTTCAGGTAATATACAGATAGCCAACACATATTCCAGCACATCAACCAGCAGTGGTGCTTTAACCGTTGCGGGAGGTGTAGGTATAGCAGGTAACTTAAACGTTGGTGCTAACAGCTATGTTGGTAGTTATATTGTCACATCAGGATCGGGTGGCGGTATTTCTGGAGTGGGTCTGCTGACAGCAACACAACTACAAGCAGTTACTATCGGTAACACCGGCGCATACATAACAGGATCGACAGCGACATTCGGTAATGTGGCAGCAGTCAATTTTGGTAACACAGGTGCTGTGTTTAATGCGGCCAACATCACTATCACTGGGGTGACTCCAAGTGGATCAGGCGGTGGGCTTTATGTATCAAGTTCAGCTAACGTTATCATTAATAACTCAGCACCTAGCCTTTCGACTACTACCGGAGCACTACAAGTTTCAGGTGGCGTAGGTATCGGCGGCAATTTATGGGTCGGTGCTAATTTAATCGTCCAAGGCAACTTAACTGTTATTGGTAATCTTTCAACTTTAAATGTTGAAACAATTAATACTACAGAATATGCGAACAGTATACAGGTAGGTAACATTTCAGCGATTACAATAGGTAACACTGGTGCTTACATTACTGGCAGCACAGCAACATTTGGTAACATAGCAAGTCCAGTCATCGGTAACACCAATGCTTTCTTAACTGGTAGTACATCGGTGATTGGTAACATCAGTACCGCACTGCTATCAGCAGTTACTTTAGGTAATACAGGTGCATTCATCACTGGATCGACTGCGGCATTCGGTAACGTTGCCGCTGTCAATTTTGGTAACACGGGTGCTGTGTTTAACGCAGCCAACATCACCATCACTGGGGTGACTCCAAGTGGATCTGGTGGCGGCTTATATATTTCCTCATCAGCTAACATTGTTGTTAATAATACGGCACCAAGCACATCAACTACCACAGGTGCAGTGACCATACTTGGTGGTATGGGCATTGGCAGCCAGATAACCGCAGGCGGAAACATTTTAGTAGCATCAACTGGTAACTTAGTCGTAGCTAATACTGCAGCCAGCACATCAACCAGCACTGGGGCATTTGTAGTGACAGGCGGGGCTGCGATACAAGGCAACTTAAACGTTGGTGTAGGGTATACTGCTAGCTCAACACATATATTCAACGGTAATTTATCTATAGTCGGTAATATTATCAATGGTGGTACCACTGGCATAGGCAATATTGGATCTGTAGGTACTACATTTAATACTGTATTTGCTAGAGCAACCACTGCCAGTTATGCTGACTTGGCAGAAATGTACACAGCCGACAACACCTATAGTCCAGGTACTGTGGTAGAATTTGGTGGCACACATGAAGTTACAGAGTGTGACAGTGATATGAGCCAACAAGTGGCCGGAGTAGTATCTACGAGTCCAGCATATCTCATGAACAGCCATGCAGAAGGGCAGTATGTAGTAGCTGTAGCTTTAGTAGGCAGGGTACAAACTAATTGCATAGGTCCTGTTAAAAAGGGTGATCTCATGGTTTCAGCAGGAAATGGGCAAGCTCGTGCTGAAAAATACCCACATATAGGCTCTGTGATAGGTAAAAGCCTAGAAGATCTCAATGCCGCTACAGGCACCATAGAAATAGTCGTTGGCGCTAGATAGCACAGAGTATTTTCCTCCAATCTCGCATAAATAATACTAAACACACTACCTAGCTCTAGGGGAATATGGAACCGCAGGCTGTAACAATAGTGTAATATTATTATTGCGGAGCAAAAATCCATGTCTGGAAATTTAACAAGAATTCTGAACAATCAGATCTACAATGCTACCATTGTAGGTTATCAAAAGATCCAACCTTACTCTATCACAGGTTCGTTATTTGGTAACAGCTTAACCATAGGCACTGACCTTACTATTACAGGTAACTTGACTGTTACAGGTAACAGTCAGATAACCACAGTAGCCAGTACCAACACATTCATCAACGATCCGTTGATCGTATTGAACAATGCTTTTACAGGCACTAACTCATATGACTTGGGTTTTGTGTTTAATCGAGGTACGTTGGTTAACCAAGCATTTATCTGGAATGAAACCAATAAAGAATTCCGCTTAATCAGCACAACAGAATCTGGATCTACCCAAGGTAGTATCAACCAAAGCACATTCGCTAATTTAACATTAGGTAATTTAAGCACAGTTTATTCAGCTAATGTTGGCTCGATGACCGTAACAGGTAACTTAACCGCAAATAATCTTACCTTAACTGGCAGTATCGAATCAACAGGCTCTACAACATTCTATCTAGCTAACTCAGGTGCAACCACAGTATTTGAATACGGTGCAGCGGTTAACCTTTCCGCTGGTGGTGGCAGTGGTACTGCTAACATCGCTTTTGGTAATGTTAACTTCCCTAATGCTACAACATTCTATGCACAACAACCAACAGTGGCAGTGTTTAACACACCAACTACTGTAAACGCATTTACAGGTGCTAGCTCAGCATTACAAATTGGTAACCAATCAGGTACATTGACACTTAATCCAGGTACAGTAGTTGGTGCAGCCACAACACAGAATTTATACAACACAGTAGCGACCACAGTGAGCTTGGCTAACATCGCCAACGTGATCATCGGTAGTGGTACACTAGGCAGTAACATTCAGATCGCCCCACAACTAGTTAACTTCCTAAATGCAAGTAACATCACTGTTGGTACAACTACTTTAGCATTGGCTAACGTTACAGCTACCACAGTACAAGCATTTGGTTCAGCTTCGACATTAAACTTAGCAGGTCCTACAGGTACTACAACTATTAGAAACAGTTTAGTAGTAGCAGGCGGATTTGGACTAAGTGGTATTTTATATGCTAACTCAACTGCATACACTACAGGTGTTGGTGCAGCCAGTTCTGGTGCATTAGTAGTCGCAGGTGGCGCAACTATCGGTGGTAACTTATACGTAGGTGCTGGCATACAGAACACAGCGATTGGTAACGTTACACCAAACTCAGGTGTATTCAGTTATGTATTGGCTGGTAACGTACAAGCTTCATTCATTGGTAACACTGGATCAACTGGTCAATTTAACACTGTTAATGCAGGTGCTGTTAACACCCCAACAGTTGGTAACGTTGGGTCATTCTTACAAGGTGCAAACTTAACGATCACTGCGCAAACAGGTGCTCCGAGCACGATAATCGCATCAAGCACATCAAACGTATTAATACAAAATGCAGCGGCCAGCACAACAACCACAACTGGTGCACTACAAGTTTCAGGTGGTGTAGGCGTTGGCGGACAAGTAACAGCGGCTACATTGGTAGCGACTGGTAACGTTTGGGGCGGACTAGCTCAATTTGCAAGTATCAATGCAACTCCAGTAGGCAATGCAACTGCTTCAACTGGTGCGTTTACAACATTAAGTGCCGCAAATAACCTATGGGCAAACGCAAGTATAGCAACTACTACACAAGGTACTGGTGCTATCGTTGTTCCTAATGGTGGTATTAGTGTTGCTGGCGCAGCAAATATCGCATTAACCACAACCATTGGTGGTGCGACACAAATCAACAATACATTAGGTGTTGGTGGTGCAGTGACCTTAACATTAGGTACTAATGCTACAGGTACTACAAGCGGTGGTACATTTACAGTCACTGGTGGAGCGGCATTTAGCCAAGACGTTTGGATTGGTGGTAATTTATATGTAGCCAACATCATCGGCCAACAAACAACGATTTTATCAATCAGTGATCCGTTATTATACTTAAATGCTAATAACATGTCATCATACAATTATGACATTGGTTTATACAGTCACTTCATTGGTACTGGTTTAGGAACACCTAACCCAACAAAATATCAACATACTGGTATGATCAGAAATGATGCAGATCAAACATGGACATTCTTCAGTAACGTTGCAGCAGATCCAACATCAGGTCAAATAACATTTGATGGATTTACCGTTTATGATCCAATCAAAGCAGGTAACATTGCCTTGGTTAACGGTAACCCAGCAATTAGCTCTACATCAGGTGCACTGCAAGTACAAGGTGGTGCAGGTATCACAGGTAACTTATATGTAGGCTCTGGTATACAAAATACTAAGATTGGTAATGTTACTCCAGAATCCGGAGCATTTACAGCATTAACCGCTACCAACGTATCAGCAGTTACTATTGGTAACACAGGTGCGCTATTAACTGGTTCAACAGTGGCAGTGGGTAATATCGCAGCAGTTACAATTGGTAACAGCGGTGCCACAGTCAATGCTGACACAATCAACTCATACATAACCAAAGGTGTTACTATTGGTAACACAGGTGCGCTATTAACTGGTTCAACAGTGGCAGTGGGTAATATCTCAGCAGTTACCATTGGTAACACAGGTGCTACAGTTAATGCTGATACAATCAATGGATATATTGTTAAAGCAGTTACCATTGGTAACACAGGTGCGCTATTAACTGGTGGTACGGCAGCTATCGGCAACATATCAGCTGGTGCTGTTAATGCTCCAGTAATTGGTAACACAGCGACATTCGTGACTGGTTCAACAGCGGCATTTGGTAATATTGCTGCGGCAGTTATTGGTAACACATCAGCATTTATCACTGGTTCGACTTCAGTGATTGGTAATATATCAGCAGGCACTGTAAATGCTCCAGTAATCGGTAACACAGCAACATTCGTGACTGGTTCAACAGCGGCATTTGGTAACATCACAGCAGGTAATATTGGTAACGTTGGTGCAGTGGTAACAGCAGGAACGATCAATACCAATACTATCAACGCAGGTGCTGTTAACTCACCGGTGGTTGGTAACACAGCTTCATTCCATACTGGTTCAACTGCGGCGTTCGGTAATATCTCAGCAGTTAACTTTGGTAATGCAGGCGCAACAGTTACAGCCAGCACCATCCAAGCAGGTAATATTTCTGTAACGACCACAGGTAACATTTACATAGCCAACACAGGTGTAAGCACATCACCAACCACAGGCGTATTAACAGTAGCAGGTGGCGTTGGTATTAACTCTAATATCAATGTCAACAACGGTGCTACATTTAACTATGCACAATCAACATCATCTGCATCGATAGTTACTATCCGTGGTGCTAGCGATTCAGCATTGTTTGTAGCTACTCCAGGTGCTAACGGCTATGACGGTGTAGTCATCGGTGGCCAAGGCAATGCCCTACCACAAGGCGGTGTATCATTGAAAGTTGGTGGTACTGGTGCTATGATGGTTCCAGTGGGCGGTAGTGGTCAGACTCCGGGCTTAACAGGCAACGTTGACGTATTAGGTATGATACGTTATGACACAGGTTTACAATCATTGGCATACTACAACGGCTCAGTATGGGCCAGTATCGGCGGTGCGTTTACTGTTATCCAAGATGCACAATACAACGGTGATGGTGCAAATGTAGCTTATACATTAAGCAGTTTTGGTAATGCCAACGTAACGACTAACAGCACATTGGTTAGCATCAACGGTGTGATACAAATCCCAGGATCAGCGTACTCTGTAAACTTTAATAGTGGAACCAGCACACTGACATTTACAGAAGCTCCAGCTGTGGGCGATTTGATCGATGTACGCTACTACACAGCATCAGCTTCAGTGACTAACATCAACAACGGATATCTTGCATTTGATGTTAACAGCACTAACTATGCTAATATCAGCACAGGTAATACTATTTCGCTATCAACACCTAGGATCACTGTTGACAACGATGGCCATGTTGGACTAGTCAATGGTTCTAAATTAACCTACAATCAAGGTAATTTAAATATCGCGGCTAATAATGTTTCATACATAGTTGATACGTTCTACCAAACAGCCTTTACATCAGCCAAATATATTGTACAGGCTAAAAACAGCAATGGTGGTACAGGTAACGTGGAAACTCATGAAGCAATGGTAATCACTGATGGCGCTGGTACTGCACATATCACAGTATACGGTACTATCAATATGGGCTATTCAATGGGCGCATTGGGTGTGACTATCGCTGGTGGTAATGTTAATTTAACATACACAAGCGTGACATCAGCAGGGGTTAACGCTAACGTTAAAGTTTATAGTAATTACATAGTATAAAGATAAAAATACATGCTGACATTAACTAGAAGATATCGAAGAAACTACGCTGGCGAAGAGATTATCTCTGAGCGTTCATTTGAAGGTGGACAATGGAACACCACCAGCGAATACGTGCCAAACAACATAGTTAACAATCAGATATCTAATCGTGCTGTGGTATTTGGCAACGGTAACAGTAGAAAAACTCTTGACCCACGATATATCACTACTAGACGAAGTGGTCTATTGGGTGCTGATACATTGCAAACTTATGCGTGTAACGCATTCTATAGAGATCATTTATGCGATTTCCTAATAGTCACACATGCCGACATGGCCAGAGAAGTACATGATAGTGGGTTTGCTGACAATAATATTGTTTATACTAGAGCGCACATCAATTTGATGTTCCCTAAAAAATTCTACCTAATACCACATGATCCATATGCCGATGCGGGAACCACTGCATTGTATCTTGCTTGTTTTGATGGACATAAAAGAGTTTACATGTTAGGATTTGACGGGCACGACAGTCCAGGAATCAACAATAATATCTACGCCAGCACTGCTTGTTACGATTATATACAATCAGACATGGACGATAAAAAACTTATTGAAAATCAATTGACAGTGTTTAACACATATCCAGATGTAGATTTTGTTTGGGTGACTCCAGTGGGATCTTCAGAATTGCCTGAGGCATGGAAGTATTGTTTGAATGTTAGACAAATACCTTATGCTCGTATGATTGCCGAAGCTGATCTATAATATTGCTTCTAGTGTTTTAATCTTATCTATCACTGCATTAAAATTAATGGTACGCCATACACCTGGGTGTAGGGGTTTAGGATAATCCTCTAATGCTACCCAACAATATCCACGATGTTCGTGGTTAAGATCCGGAACGAATTCCCCATCAACAGGTATTAAGAATGTATTGTAGCTGAATTTATTATTTTCGCTGGTGAATTTTTCTATAGGAATAACTTTAGTATTGTTAAAATTATATCCTAATTCTTCACTGAGTTCTCTATGCAGGCTTTCTAACAGTTGTTCACCAGCATCAATCTTGCCACCAGCAAGACCCCAAGTACCTGAATATTTGCTGGTATCGCGTAACAAGAACAAATAGCGTCGGGTTGAAGTTGAATAGATGAAAGTGCCTACACCTTCTATAGAATTAGATTCCATAATCCGGCTTTGTACTCGCCCTCGTAGCTTTTCACCCATTGATTGAGAGTCCATTTATATTGAATTCCTGTATTGAGATTACTCACATATTGTATACTAGTTGCGGCTTGGCTGTCAAATGATACGAACCAATGGCTGCCATTATATTCAATGATATCATTAGAATTGGCCACTAAATCAGTATTGTCTATACCATGCCAGGCACTTGGTCCATCACCGGCAGCAGTTGTCCCACTGCCAATAGCATGTAATATAAGATATCTAGTACCTGTGGTTGGATTTGTTATAGTAGCATCAACAGTTTCTTTAGTAGGATCAATGATAGCAGTTATAGCAGTTAAAGTATTTGTTGGTAGTGTATCTATGTCTGGATTATAAATCAGCACACTATCATCAGTTGGGTGATAGCTGACAGTGCCCATGATTAACGTAGAGCCATCATCTGAAGATATCCTAACTTGGCTGACCCCGTTCTGCAGATTTCCATAGAGATTAACAAGATTTTTCCAATTATCTTTGGTACCTATTTTGACAGGAGTTCCTGTTATGGCTTGTCCATTGATATCTCGAGGAGTTTCTAGATCCTGTTGTTTTAACAAGGTTAGTGTATTTTTATATAACAGTATTCCATAATTTAACGGAGTGAAATGCATTCTATTGCCCAATAGCATGGCATTGTCTAATACAGATGTGCTAAGGTCACCTTCTGCATTAAACACACTGGCTATGATACTTTGCACCACTCCTAGTTTTTTAACTTTAGCCGGCAATGTCAACCAGATAGGTAATTTGAATGTCATTGATGCTACATCAACCGGATTATCTGTACCAATCGGCACTGAACGAGATGACCAATTCACACTTTCTAGATAGACCACACTCAGACTGGTCCAATCGATGTAGTTGTCGGTTGATTGTATTTCTAATCCTGGATTAAACAATGGTTGTATCTGTTCTATTAACTGTAATTTTTGTTTGGTGTTGCTGGTCCAAATATCTAATACTAGTTCTAATACATAAGGCACAGGCATTTGGCGCTCGATAGTGAAGGCATTGCCTTGGCGATTTTCGTATTCTTGGGTGCTTTCATTATAAGCACGCTGGCGTATATTCATGGTACCAACAAATGTAGGATCCTGTATACGTTCTCTATCATAACTGAGATTTTTTATATATACAGTCATAGCTGGCACAGAGTTCATGATATTGGGAGCGGTATTTTGAGTAATGATGGCTGCCACTTGTCTACTGCCATCACCATAATAAACAGGCACACGTTGTAGTGTCTGATGCCCATTACGATCTAATCCAAACTCAACTTGGAAACCACTAAACATGCGAATAAATTGTGCTAGAAAGCGTTCTATCTGAGCGTCATAGAAGAAGGATTGAAGTGCAGCCATTATATGTTATCCGCAGTTGGTCTTAGTGCTTGACTTAGATTTTGTCGTTCATTTATCACGTGTGTATACACTTGATATTCTAATAGATCGTTCGCTGACAGTCTAGATGTAACAGAGAATGAAATATTGCCATTGGTATTGCCCACAGTGTTTGTGATAGGTACACTGTTGAGATGTGTTTTAACTCCGTATGTGCTGACATAACCTATATTGGTTACTACATTTGATGCTGTGGTACCTAATGTAAATGATATAGTTATAGAATTTGCTGGTGGAGTATAATTGCTAGAAACACGTATAGCATCGTAGGCGATACTGTTACTATAGAATTTATTAGTATCATTGACAAAGCCGCTCAATTGAGTGGTGTTAGTTGGTCCAGGAGTTAAGTTAGTTCTCACAGAATCCTCGATCTTGACCCAACGCTTGCCATCAAATCGGAACAAACGATTAGGCACATAGTCTAATCTAAGATAGTAATCACCAGACAATGGTCCGCTAGGGAATGAAATACCTGCTGCCACAGTGGTACCATTTGGTGGCACACCATCTCCAGTTAGATATCCTTGGACTTTGGCATCAGGGGTTAGAGTAGCATCACTAGCATCGTCGCCTATATCACTGGCATCACGCATAGCATCACTGGCATCATTACCGTCGGGATTGCCTGGGGTACCATCTGGATTGGCAGGAGCAGTATAGATCGCGGTAGTATCATATCCACTAGCCGGAACATCTTGTTCAGCACGTGACACAACAGCGTCATTGATGGCGATATATTTGTCATAGGTGCTTAATACCTGACCTAGTGTTTGTGTAGTACCATCACCAGCGGCGATCTGATTGATGATGTCTTTGTATTCTTGGCTGTCTACCAATGGTTGTAGTTTAACACGCCATAGATGTGGATACCATGTTGGAGCATATCCTTCCGCACTACGTTGGGCATCTTGTACTGTATAAAAACGTTTAAGGGCCACTGGCAATCCATCATCTAATGGGTAGAGGTCTTTCATGTTGGGCATTTCTAATACATCACCTACCATCAGTTTACGACCCAGGGTTTCAATCATGTCGTTTAAGTGGAACGTGGCAAACATGGTATCACCAGTCAAGAATAAACCAAACTGTGTTAGATCAAAGTCATTGTCATTGATTCTATAATTAGCACGTAGAGTGTAGATGCTGGTATCATATTTACGATCTCGATTTTCTAAGAATAGCAGATCTTGTATACCAGTGATGCCAGAACTTAATGGACTGCTTGACCCAGGTTCAGTCATGCTGACATTACCTTGTGTTTGGAGACCAATGTACTTGTGTACGTTGACATCAACTCCACCTATGGTAAACATCTCTGAGATTCTACGATCAAAGAATTTGTAGTCGTTGCCCTTTTCTGGACGATATAAACTTAGACGAGGCATGCATGAATCCTATTATCTAGTATTTATCGACATTGACAATTAGCCAAAATGATGTTATACTGTATTATGGCTGAAATTACTACAAGTTTAGATTGGGCAGAAGTTAGCATACAGCTGGAAAGTGCCGCTAAAAAGATGAAACACTACGGCCCCGACATGCTGAAAATGAGCAATGGCATAGCCGCTATGGTCAAGAAGCTCAGTGAGGAAGAAGTAAACTGCCGTAGGATGGGTCGCCAAACACGCCAACACAAAGAACTAGTAGCCAAAATTAACGAAGAAATAGCCAATTTTGAACGCTATCTGACTTTTGGTGTGCTATTAAATGGTTGACTTTCCAACCAAAAGATGCTATAATACACATAATAAAGGAGTGATTAAATGTTCAATTTTTTAAGAAAATTAATACTCAGCAATGGTACCTTGGTATTGTGCGGGTTAGCATTGATACCATTTTTTATATATTGGGTATGGGGATCTGACCACAATCCACATGCGAAACAATGGAAAGTCATCACGTCAAAACATAGAACTGTAGAAGAGATCATAGCAACTCCTATTGATTATATAACTTCATATCCAGGACCAGATCCTGATTTTAAATCAGCGATAATTCCTATAGAAGGCTCAAAATGAGCTATCAATGGAATCATAAGTTCACCCAACCATATAATCTTGACAGTAAGTATCAACGCTTATATCATGCCCAGAAGATACTTGAACTAGCCCGACACGTTATGCTGTTAGACAGTTTAGAACCAGTGGAAGATTTATCAGAAGTTGCTAAATATCTCAATAAGTTTAGATTGGAGAAATAACATGGGAACACCTGTATATATGGAAATAGAAGAAGCCTATAGCATAGTCCAGTTCGCTGGTGAAGCATATGGTCACAGCAATCTTTTTGGTGCGCTAAACAGCATGGAAGAGAATTGGGATGACCTAGACAGCATGGAACGTGCGGCCTATAAGATGGTCAAACGTGAATTAGAAAAAGAAATCAAATCAGTTAGAATACTGGAAGATGATGGGAGTCTAGATTGAGCATAAATCCAAGTAAACCAGGGTATCATACCTGTAGCGTGTGCACCTGTGAATATAGTGAAGATGAGGGTGGAGTAGAAGGAGCATTTGGTATACTACCAGTGCAGTTTTGCCCAACTTGTTTTTCTTGTATGATTGATATGGCACAGCAATACCTCATTGAAGAAAACATAGAAAAAAATTCTTGACCTTTAGATTGATTTAACGTAAACTGTATTTTTAAGAGGACACGTATGGCTATTAAGATCGATGGAATGAAAAAGAAAGTCAAAGTCAGTGCGACTAACTTTGCTGATGAAAAATACACAGGCAATGAACCCAAATGGGATTATGATCGTACATTGTCTTTTTCTAACGAAGAATTTGATCATCACCTACGTCAAAGCCTACGCTATTATAATTACTATTACAGTGTCAAAGACCTAAAGAAATATGT